CGTCCGATGCAACAGTCGTAGACGATAGAACGTTTCTCATCGACGGATATTATATCCGAGTGAGACAATCTACTATCGATGCAGGACACGACACCAGTGACGTAAACTATACGTTCACTGCGGGTGAGTTCGAGGCACAGCGTGACGCAAGTGGCGAGGATGGACCTAATGGACCATGGTCGATTGCCAAAGGTAAACGAGTGCTGTTAGCGTGGTAATCAATGCCCCCTTCGGGGGGTATTTTTAACCCCTAAGTACTACAAATACAACCTTATTATTAACACTTAACTCACTAAGTATGAACAAGTTAGTCATAGTTAACGGTGTGGTTACTATCTTATCTTGGGTAGTAAACACCAACGCATAGAATGCGTGATAAGCCATAGCATATAATAATCTATGGCTTAATATAAATACTCTCATCCAAGCAGGTAAACACAATCAGTAATGCTGAGCGTGTGGATATCATACCATAATAGTAGCATATGAAGCATAGTAGTATGTAGAGGCTATTACATTCAAGGATTGCAACCTTGTGAGAGTACGAAAGGACGTGATATTCGTCGTATACCTGAGCATGTAGACAAACTGCTTATTAATGTACCATTCTCACTTCCCAAGGGTGAGCAGTTGTAATAGAGAATATAGTGACGTATATTCTTAATAGGGTCTCGTGTTAGCTCAGTCTAAGGATTAAAAGTCTAAGAACGCTACTAGTACACATCTAAAGAAACTCTATTACAACTGAGTGCAGAGGGATATTGTAAAAGAAAGTAAAGTGAGGCGAAACGAAATCCCTTTAGCCCTCTTAGAATATAGTATTACCTAGGCAATGTACTATATGCTCACGTATGATAAAATCTGATAGATGTAAGGTCCTATCACTTTCTTTTATTTATTATTAACCTTTAAACTACTACATATGATACTAGGCATCATTATATCCGCAGTAATATTATCATTTACTATCTATTTAATTATAAATCAATAAATTATGAAACAATTATTCTTTATCATCCTAAGTGTAATACTCATGCTTATGAGTACTTACTCACTATTAATCTCAACTAATAGCGAAGAAGCTACAGCATCAGTAATAGCATTTATCCTATCATGTGCATTAGGCATAGTAGCTGTACTGGACTATGACTATCAATCTAAACAACATAGACTATGAATCAAGTATTTATCTTCATATACTTCATCCTTGCACTAACATTAGGATTAGGTATCACACTATGTTATAGTTTAGCCCCTACTTTAGGCATCATGTTGACATGGTTCTCTATAGTAGGGCTACTATTCAACTTTGTACTAGATGTAGCACGTAGATAGACATTATGCTATAACTTGCATCATTTACTAACACTTAAAACAACTATCATGCAACTTAAAAACTTAAAAACAACAGCTAGACCTATTAAAGTACTAGCATTATTCATCATACCATTCATCATGGTATGTACTATTACATTTGTAGTAGCAGTAGGCTTATCAAGCCTGACACCTATAACATTCAATGAAGTAACTTCTTCAGAGATAGTATGGGTGCTGAACATCATCTTATATATTCTTTTCATAGTAGAGACTGGGGAGTGGTTAAATGAGAAGAAATAGTTAATTATAATCCTCCTTTTGTATCTTTATACTCAAGGAGGATTATTAAAACTAATTATTATGGAAGATCATTATAGCCCTATGATGCACGTATATTACATGCGAATAGAACTTACTCCTAAGCATGTATTAAAGATTAAAATCTTTTCTGATGCTATCAATGAAGAGGATTTATTATTTAAATACTATGATAATCTCTCTGACCAACAACCTGATCTAACGAAGTACTCAGTAGCACATGTTGGTGTATTCAACACTGAATCAAAGACATTAAGTCTAGCATTAAAAGCATATGAATATGCTGAAGACTATTCTTAATTATATAGTCAGGATAAGTTGATTCCTGTCCTGACTACGCAATGTTTTAAGGTAAACCCTCATTGAATAATCAATCGTTTTAAATTGGACACTTATTTGACGGTTATTTGATGAGGGTCTTTAAACTAATCATTAAACATTTTATTAATCCATACTGTTAGCATCGTCGAAAAAATACAGTGAAGGATAACTTTAAGCATGTCACTCTAGCATGCTTAATTTCAAGACTTTATAAGTCTGATTTTAGAGTAAAATCTATTATTTATTTATCTATTTATTTATTATTAAAAACAATTATCATGAACAAAATCGTTTTAGAATCAGCAAAAGGAGTAAAAGGTGGAAAAGTACAATTAACTTTCGCTCAAGTAGTAAACACAGGTAACAATCCTACTAACGTATTAGGTTTATTAAATGCATCTGACGATCGCTTTAATCAATCTAAGCCTCGTTATGCATGGTTATCTGCACAACCAGCTGACGTTAACAAACTATTAGGTTTGAACTTGAGCTTGGCTGAAGGTGAAGAATTACAATTAGACATGGTTGATCCACGTTTTATTGGATTTGAAGCACAACCATTAAATATTCAAATTAACGAGACTACTAAAGGTAATGAGTATGAAGTATCAAACTTTGAGAAAACTGCTAAAAGAGCAGGTAAAGATGGTGACTTCATCATGCACAATGGTATGTATATCTATGTACGTACAAGCGTAGTATTAGGTGAGGCTAAACACATTATCCTTACTGACACTACACGTGTTGAGACTTCTGCAGCATCTGCAATTGCTGCTGCATTAGCTAAATAGTCTATCTATTTAAATACTTTTTGATTAAGGGGCAGTGTAACAACTGCCCTTTTTATTTACCTAAAAATTAACTATTATGTCTCGAACTAACACCCTCCCAAGAGTACAGATGCATGAATTAGGCATGTACTTATTTGCTATTGAACTTGATTATTCTCCATCTAACAATAAAGAGATGGCGCAATTAATCACTGAAAACTTTGGTGTACTATGTCTTGAAGAAGATATACAACACTATGAAGAACTAACATTTCATTATAATGAAATCTTAAATGAAGATTTCGAATTAGAATCCCGTCGTCAAGAATATTATGATGTGACTGGACTGAGTTTATACTAAACTGATATGATGAAATTATTAGCAGCTTTGTTGTTAATCAATTGCACTGCTTGCACTTACAGACCTGTACTTAAAGAAAAGGTACAGGCTGTGAGTACAAGTAAAGATTGGTCATCAACAGTATCAGGAAAGAAAAAGCTTTACCTGGATCACATTTATAACACTTCAAACTAAAACAAAATGAAAAAATTATTATTATTATTCTTATTGTGCAATTCTATTGCATACTCACAATGGACATTTAAAACAGTTAACAACGGATTTGATGAGCCTTACCGTATAGCATACACTGATTATAACAATGATGCTATGTTAAAACTTGAGAATGTAGATGGAGAAATTGCTTTCTATCTTCAAGGAGGATACACATGCGATGAGGAAGTTATGGTTGACATGGCTTTCTTAATAAATGGTGACTACTCAAGATACTCTTTTACAGGTGCAGTAAATAAAACTCACGACTGTGTATTCTTTACTTGGGATTTAGTAGGGTCTGTAGCAGATCAAGATTTTAGAGATTGTAGACAATTAAATATCAGAATTAACGACACTACATGCGATACCACTATGTATACATTTAATATGTCTGGTAGTACACTAGCATTAAAGTATGTACAAAAAACCCCTTAAACAACAAGAACAATGAAAAAGAAAACACTTAACATTTCCTTACTAATATTATTTATGTACGGAATATCATTAGCATTAACAAGTTGCTCAACAGCAAAAACATGTCATACTAAGAAAGTATATGTATCCAAAGAAGTATTAAAAGCTCAAAGTAAACCTAGAAATTAATTAAATAAAAAGTAACATGAAAAAACTAATTGTATTAGCAGCAATTGCCATTGGAATGGCATCTTGCACAAAAGAAAGTTGTAACTGCGGAGTAATCCAAAGTGATAACATTAATGATTATTCTGTAGTGATTAGAAATAGTTGCTCAGGTAACAACAAGACATTCTACCTAAGTGAAGGAGATTGGATGAATGCGCATCCTGGTGATGATTATTGCATTACAAATGTAGATTCTTGGTAATTAATCTTTAACTATAAATAAAATGAATGATACAAAAGACAGAGTTATTAAGACTTTAGAAGACATAGTAGCTCAACAGGATCAATCAATAGAAATTATGCGTGAGATAATTACTCAACAAGACAGAAAATTAGCTTCTGAACTATCTAAGAAAAAATTTGCCTATCCACAATGGTTGTGGTATGCTATTTATTTCCTTGCTGGTATAGGATTTTGGGAGCTTATATTGTTAAGTATTAACTAACTAAACTAAAATAATAACTATGAAAACAGAGGTTATTTTAAATGGAACTATTAAATTAGTGCTCATTCCCGAAAACGACTTAGAGAAAATAGCACTTGAACAACTATCTAAAAATACATTAGAGCCTACTGTGATTAATGGCCATACTCAAATTTTAGATAAGATTGTACATGAAGGTGTAATACTTTCCCCAAGTAAATGATTAAGTAACAACAAAAAACAAATAAAATGGCAAAGTTTAAAATTGTAGAGAATGCGTATGGTAAGTTTAATGTTAAGATGAAGAGATTTTGGTTTCTTCCTTGGAAATATATGATGGACCCTAAATACCCATTATTAAAATGGCAAAGCGGTACAAAACGTGGAGCACAAGCTTATATTAACTTAAAATCTTCTGTTAAAAAACAGAAAAACTGAGAATTTTTAATTCTGTAAAGTTAAATAAGAAGTGATTTATTTAGTAACTAACCAAGCGTCGTTGTTCACGGCGCCTGGTTATTCTTTGGCTACTGTTAAAGAATCGTTAGAGTATTTAGAAACCCTAGATATTATAGGCTTCGATACTGAAACTATGGGCTTGGACCCATTCACTAAAGCTTTATTATCTATGCAATTAGGTGATCAGCAACGACAATATGTTGTTGACTGTACAACTGTAGATCCTAAAGCTTATAAAGATCTATTAGAGAGTAAGATGCTGATCATGCATAATGCTAAATTTGACGTTAGATTTTTATTCTATTATGGAATTATACCTACTAAAGTATATGATAGTTTCTTAGCTGAGAGAATCCTGACTACAGGTATCGACACAGCAAGAAGATCGTTAGATGCAGTAGTGTATAAGTATTGCAAAATTGAACTTGATAAAACTGTTAGAGGACACATTCATAGAGAAGGTTTGTCCACTAGGGTAATTAAATATGCTGCTGATGATGTGAAGTATTTACATCAAGTAAAACGTAAACAAGAAGTGGCACTGACTGAGCTGAATCTTACTAGAACTATGACTCTTGACAATGAGTTTGCTATAGTCCTGGCTTACATAGAATTCTGTGGATTCTATATGAATAGTGAAGACTGGCGTAAGAAATGTGAAGAAGATCAAAAAGACTTAGATGCTGTAAAGCAAGTACTTGATCAATTTATTTTAGATAACATTGATAAGTATCCTCAGTTTGTAGACAATCAATTGAGTTTATTTTCTGAAGGTGTTACATGTAAGCTAAACTGGGCCTCTTCTAAACAAGTAATTCCTTTTATGAAATCTTTAGGTGTAGATACTTTAACTAAAGATAAAGACACAGGATTATTTAAAGATTCAGTAGATAAGAAAGTATTAGGTCCTCAAAAGTCTAAGCATCCTATCATTGGGACTTACATAGAATATACTGAGCATCAAAAGGTTGTGAGTACTTATGGTGAGAACTGGTTTGAGTATATTAATAAAGCAACAGGTAGAATACATAGTAACTATACTCAGATTATGAATACGGGCAGATTGTCTAGTGGTCAGAAAGGTGATAGAAAACGTGGCATTCCTCAAGCACCTAACATGCAAAATATACCCAGCGACAAGCGAACCAGAAGTTGCTTTCAATCTGAGCCTGGCAATGTACTAATAGTAAGCGACTATAGTGGGCAAGAGCAGATTGTACTTGCTAACAAATCTTTAGATCCTGACTTACTGTATTTTTACAGCCAAGGATTAGGAGATATGCACAGCTTTATTGCTTCTAAGATATTCCCTGAACTATCAGGATTGTCTTTAGATGAAATTAAAGACAAGCATAAAGGCAAGAGACAAATTGCAAAGAGTGCAGGTTTCGCTATTAACTATGGCGGTACAGGTATAACTATTGCGCAAAACTTGAGTATACCTTTAGAAGAAGGTGAAGCAGTTTACACAGCATATTTTAAAGCTTTTCCAGGATTAGCTGATTATTTTAAACAAGAAAAGAAACGAGCATTAGAGCTGGGTTATATACAATTTAATGGTGTAAGTAATCGTAAATGTTTTATTCCTTATTTTGAAGAATATAAAAAGCTTCACGAAGAAATCTATAATACAAAGGGTTTCTGGGATGATTATAAGGACCATAAAACAAGAAATACCGACACATTTATTAATTACTACAAGCCTAAAGTACGAGAGTATTTTATGAAGAAAGGTGATATCGAGCGTATGTCTTTGAATTATCCTATTCAAGGTACTTCTGCAGATATCACAAAGCTTGCAGGTGTGTATTTTTTTCGTTATCTTGTGAAGAATAATCTAGTTTTTACTGTGAAAATGCCTAATGTCGTTCATGACGAATGGATAGTAGAATGTCCTGAAAGTATGAGCGATGTTATCAAGGGTCAATTACAACACTGCATGGAAGAAGCTGGTAAAGTATTCTGTACAGTAGTAAAATTAAAAGCAGAACCGATGGTAACCCATCAATGGCAACATTAAAACTAAAAAATTATGGGAGTATCAATAAAATTAGAAACAACTTCTTATGAAGACAGAATATCTCAATTACATAAAGAGATAGAGAGACTTACAGAATTAAAACAACTAGAACTTTATTTTAAACCTTTAAGAAATGTAGTTAATATTTATGTGACTGAACTGCGTAGAATAACAGCAAAAAGATTGCACAAAGAAGGATTTTCTTATTCAGAAATGGGCAGAATGTTTGGTATTAACTATTGCAATGTATCTAGAAATATTAAAGCAAAAAGTCAACCATATGTAGTAAAAACAGTTAAAGCTTCTTACAAACAATGGATGAAAGACGGCGTCTATCCTGTAACTTATAATGGGAGAGACTACAATGAGTTAAGTATTTATAAAAACAAGTATGTAAGACGTTTTGCATTACAAAAAATAGACAAATATGCAAATAAGAACCCAAGTGCAATCGACAGCTACGAATGCTATAGTATTCAATAGATTTGTTGGTGTAGTTGAAGTAGCACCTCGTGTAGGTAAAACTAAGATTACTATAGATGCATTAAATACAGTAGAAAAAGAAATTAGCGTATTAATATTAGCTCCGAGAAAAGAGATTTTTGAGAGTTGGAAAGAAGAGATGGTTAAATGGAATCTCAGAGATAATATTAAAGTAGAATTCCTTTGGAGCAACAGCATAAGTAAAAACAAAAAGGCTTACAATCTAATTATTGCCGATGAGATACATGCTTATAATCTTAAAGTCCTTAATCTTCTATCAAGAGAACAATTAAAGGGCACAAGAATATTAGCACTAACAGGCACATTAGATGGTGATACAGAATTCTTATTAGAGACAATGCTTAAACTAAATGTATTATATACATATAGTGTAGAGCAAGCTATTGCTGATAAGATTATTGCTGACTATGAGATTATTTGTGTTGGGTGTGATTTAGACTATAAAGATAAATACGTATTAGGAGGAAATAAAGAAAATGCCTTTTTGCAGACTGAAGCAGAAGCATATGCGTACTGGGATACTGCCTATACGCAAGCAAAACAGCGTCAAAAATGGAGTTCTTTACGATTCTTAATGTCTAAGAGATTAGATGTTATTTATAATGCAAGGTCTAAACAGAAAGTTACTGAAGATATATTGTCCTTAGTTGATAGGTGTATTATATTTTCAGGTAGGCAAGATATAGCAGACAAACTGGGAGATAACTCTTTTCACAGTAAATCTGATAAAGATTCCTTAAAACAATTTTCTGAAGGTACAATTGATAAGCTTAGTGTAGTATCGATGGTGTCCATGGGTATTACTATTCCTGATCTAAAAGTAGCAGTATTCAACCAGCTTAAGAGCGGCGAGAATTTAGCAGTGCAGCAAGCAATGCGTGCTATGAATATGGACGGAGGCAGAAAAGCCACTATTTATATTGTGTATCTAAGAAATACACAAGATGAAGTATGGATGCGGTCTGCACTTAAAGGCTTTGAGTCTAACAAGATTAAAGAATGTAGTATTGAAGAATTAAAAGATGGAAGTAAAACTAAATCTCGAAAGACTAAAAAAAGCAAATCTGTCGCCTGATCAAGCTACCTTATTGTTTCTAATGTATCATAAAAAGTTTGATGATATAATAGGTATCTATGGTCGTGAAAAGGCGTTAGCACTTCGATTAGAGCTAACTCAAACTAATTTTATACTTAATAGTGATGGAAAATTTACTGAAACTATTATTAGCAGTAAAAATGTCGAAAAACTATTTGGCATTCAATCTGATGATATTAATTTCTGGGAATTTTATAATGCTTATCCTATTAGAGTAGGCTCTCGTATTTTAAGGAGCGCAGGGCCTACTTCACAGGTAGCATTAAAGCACGAAAAAAAGTATCTAGCTAGAGTTAAAACTAAAGAAGAGCACTCAAGAGCTATTGAAGCTCTTCAAGCTTTTGTGAATAAGAAAAAGCAAACTAATAGTCTGCAATTTCTTCCACAAATGGAAACAGTATTGAATAACAATCTTTGGGAACAATGGGATGTATTTATACAAGAAGTTGGAACAGAAGAACAAGAGTGGAATACTGACTCAATTTAAAACCTTAAATAATTAATCAAATGACTAAAATTAAATATTGGGATCGATTAAAAACAAGTATAGAAAGAGGTAAACAAGGTTTAAATACAGGTATTCCCTTTCAAGGCTTTACTACTTTAAGTAAACACATTAAGAATATTCAACAAGGTCGTTATGATTTAATTTTTGCAGGTACAAGTGTCGGTAAGACTGCATTTGTGAATAGTACTTATGTTTATGGGGCTATAGAATTTTTACAAAATAATCCTGGTTATATTCATGATATAGAGATTATTTATTATTCTTTAGAGATTCCCCCTGAGCATCAGATAGCTAAACATATTGCAAGTTTAATCTGGCGCGAGCACGGTATTATGACTTCTATGGATGAAATATTATCCAAGGGGGACTTAGCTATTAGGCCTGAAGTTGAGGCATTAATTCCTCTTTATGAGGATAGAATGCAGGAGATTCAGAATAAGTATCTTCATTATCGATCTACTCTAAATCCTGATTTTCTATACAAGGATCTTATATCCTATGCAGAGAGTCGTGGAGAAGTAGTAAGAAGTAAGGAAGGGCTTATTGTTGATTACGTTCCTAACAATCCTGGGCTAATTACTTTAGTTGTGATTGACCATATTGGCTTGATCAACTATAATAATTACAAGGATCTAAAGGAAGCAATTGACAAAGCTTCTAGAACTCTGGTATTCTTTAGAAACATGTTCAACTTTAGTCCCGTGGTTATTTCTCAGATTAACAGAGGCTCCGAGCAGATGGATAGACGTGAGGGTGATAGCTGGATGCCTATGCTGAGTGATATTAAAAACACGGGTAATGTCGCAGAAGATTGTAATACCGCAATAGGCTTGGCAAGTCCTTTTTATTTTGGAGTTGATAAATGCTTAGGTTATGATATTACCAAATTTAAGAACCGCTATAGGTTAGCTAAGATATGTAAGAATCGCGATGGTGATGTAAATCTTCTTGCTAGCTTCCTATTTATAGGCGAGTTCGGCGGTTATTATCAGCTGCCTAAAGCTGAAGAATTAATGGGTAAACCTGAAATGCTTAAACAAATCGATGATTATTATCGCAGTAGAACAGAAACAATATGATAGTAGACAAATTAGATTGGGTTAAGGATCAATTAGTGAAGAACCCAAAATTCAGAGACAGTAATGAAGGACTGTATTATACTTATCTCAAAGAGATAGGGTATGATATCAATCAACCTATTAGACAATTTTTAAAAGATATGGAATCACGAACTATTCCTTATATAGATTCTTTTGGCAGAGCGAGTAGAAAAATACAAGAAGAGCACCCACATTTACGAGGTAAGCTATACAAACAGCGCAAGACAAAACAAGATGAAGTTAAGGATGAAATTATTAATTTATGAGATTAGAAACTTTTCAAGATTGGGGTAAACCTGATGGAATAGCAGGTAGCATTCCATCTACAAGAATTAATGAAGCGAGAAAACAAGCAGAGAGAATTTTATTTTACAAAATGGCTATGGCACATCACAACGGCGGTTCTTTTGAACTGTTTAAAGAACATCAGCATACTAAAGAGGATGTTGATAAAGCTAAACAGTGGTTGAAAACTAATCACGATGTAGTGTCAATAACTGTAGTACAAGAACTTGTTTAATACAAGAAAAATTCTTATCTTTATTAGGTAATTCAAACAATCAAAAACAAATTTTATGGGTCAATTAGTATTCCTGGTTGGTAAATCAGGAAGTGGGAAATCTACCTCGTTAAGGAACTTAAATCCTGAGGAAACAGTAATTATTAACACTGATCAAAAGGCTTTGCCTTTTAAGAATTTTAGACTTAATTATAGCGAAGAAAAGCGTAATTATCGTAAGACTTCTGATGTTAATATTGTATTGGCAACACTAAAGAAAGTAAATGAGCTTTCTAATGTAAAAACTGTTATTGTTGATACTTGGTCAAGAATTATGACTGATGCTATTATGAACCCAGGATTCAGAGCTGAGAAAGGTTTTGATAAATGGTCTAAAATGGCTGCTGCTCAATATGATTTGATCAACTTCATTAATGACAGTATGAGAGATGATGTGATTGTGTATTTAATTGCACATCCTGAAATTCATTATGATGAAGCAGGTTTTGCTTCTGAGCGTATCGGCGTACAAGGTAAAATGCTGGAGCGTTTTGTTCCTGAATCATTTAGCACTATTGTGTTATATGCAGAGATTATCAAAACACCTGGTCAACCTAATCGCCATGTATTCCGCACTGTATCATCTGGTAATGATACTTGTAAAACTCCTTTAGAGATGTTCGAAGAAGGAGAAGTTGATAACGATTTGACGAAGATCAACGAAATTATTAGAGATTATTATTCAATTTAAACAAATCAAACCTTAAAAAACAAAAAATGGAAGGATTAATTTGGGATGAAGTTCCCGCACAAAGAAAAAGAAAACAAGAACAATTTGCGTTTCCTGTTATTACGTTGTCAGCTATTACAAAGTTAGGAGCTGGTCGTAAATTTAGTTTTAATGCAGCTGCGCAGAAACACTTAGACATTACTGGTGGAGAGCGCATCTCTTTCGGTTTTAGTACTGATAAAAAACTTGCTGCAGTTCGTAAAGCTACAGGAGAGCAAGGATTTCCTTTAACTCAAGCTTGTACTATTAGTGACAAGAAAACTTACGAGTTTATGGTAAAGATCTTTGGTCTAAACACAGCAGTAGAGAATCATTTTGAGATTACTGAAGTTAATGGATTAAATACTTTGTCTCCAGTTTTAGCATATGGTACTGTAAAAGAAGAAGAAACACCTGTATTTGAAATTAATACTACTCATGTAGGTGAAATTTCTGACGAAGAAGACTTAGGTCCTGACTTACGTGGTATCCCAACAACAGAAAGTTTTGGTATTGCTGCTGCAACAGAAGAAGAAGAAGTAGAAGAAGCAGTAGTTGTATCTTCTTTTGATGAAGAAGATGAAGATTCTACAGAAGAATCAGTTTGGTAAGAAACAATTTATAAACAATAAAAAACAGAAAAACAATGATTAATTTAAATGACAGCGCATTTGACGCAAAAGCAGGAGTAGCTATTTTCAACGAAGGAAAAGCAGGTGTAGTAGAGAACGTTACATTGACTGTAAACAAAAGAAAACCAGAAGACAAACAAGGGTCTCCTGAGTACAAATTGACTTTTACAGATGAAGCAGGAGCTACTTGTAACAGTTCTTTTTGGTATGTTGAGCAAGCTACTTCTTATGCAACTGTAGAGGAGCAAATCAAAAAACAAGGTACAATCCTTAAACACGTTCTTCACGCTATTTATGGCGGAGACTTCCAATTGCCTAACTTCCAATCTGCAAAAGAAATGCTAGATGGTTGTATGAAATTGGTTCGTGAAGGAGCAGCTGCTGGACACAAATTCAGAATGTTTGCTAACTATGGTTCTACTCAATCTGTGAAGAATTATATTCAACCTCGTTCTTGGGTTCCATTTGTTGAGCCAATGTCTGTAGATGCAGCTAACTCTCGTTTGAAAGTAAGTAACATCGACGCTATGGCTCGATTGGATAAAGATAATGTAACTACTTCAGCACCAAGCGCTTCTGCGGAAGCTGCAACAGTGGGTGATGATTGGTGAGAAAATCATTAACTTTGAAGAGGGCTTTCGGGCCCTCTTTTTATCTTTTATATGGGCGAAATTAATCTAAATTCAATAGTATATAATAGTATTATTACGAGAGAAGACATACTTAAACATGTCACTCAAGAAGAAATCTATAGTTTTTATGTAGGAGAGGATATTAGAAGCCTTGGAGTATTTCATAGTCCATTAAGGAAAGATAATATACCTTCTTTTGCATTATATTTTCATCGTTTGGATAGAAATATTCTAATGTTTAAAGATTTTGCTACTAATGATTGCGGTGATTTTGTTGTGTTAGTAACTAAGATGTTTAACCTAGATTATAAGAATGCAATTAGAAAGATTGCGTATGATATGGGATTAACTAATCAAAGTGTTGATGTCAACAATCAGCAGGTAAACTATACAAGAATAGTAAGTAAGGAGAGCATAGAGCTAGGCGTAAAGCTACGTCTATGGAATATAAAGGATAGAGATTATTGGACAGCCTTTGGTATCCACAAAAAGACTCTAATTAAATTCAACGTTTTCCCTATAAGCCATGTCTTCTATAATGATACTGCTGTAAAATCGCATGAATATGCTTATGCATATGTGGAGACTAAAGATGGTAGAACAAGCTATAAGATTTATCAACCGTTTGAGACTAAAATCAAGAAGTGGATCAATAATGCAAATTATACGGTGCATCAAGGTTATATGCAATTACCCAACAATGGTGAATTACTCATTATAACTAAATCTCTAAAAGATGTAATGAGTATTCATGATTGCTTAGGCATATGTGCTATTGGTTTACAGTCAGAATCTGTGATGATGAAAGACTCGGTGATGGATGAATATAAATCTAGATTTCAGAAAGTAATTTGTCTATTTGATAATGACGAAGCAGGTAAAAAGTTATCTGCTAATTTTAGTGAGAAGTATAACATACCTCACTTTTTTGTACCTGAGCTACCTGGCGTTACAGATTTTAGTGATCTTGTAAAGGCTATAGGTAAAGATGAAGCAATTAAATTTTATAAGAATTTGAAAATTTAAAACATGGACAAAGTACAGTCGCTGAGTAAAATCAGCAAAGAGTTATTATTAAAGGAGCCGTATTACGGCTTTTTTCTTTTAATGCTAAATAAATTTTGGGACCAAAGGATCCCTACTGCCTGTGTAGGCAAGAATGGTATTAACTATCAACTAAGAATTAATGAAGAATTTTGGATATCATTGGAAGACCCTAAAAAGATGGGTCTCCTTAAGCATGAATTACTTCATATTGCTTTTAATCATCTTACTATGCATTTCAACTTTAGCGATAAAAGGCTCGCTAATGTGGCTATGGATATGGAAATTAATCAGTACATAGATGCTAATATGCTTCCTGAAGGAGGTATTACTTTAGATAGCTATCCTGAGTTAAATCTTAACGAAAGAGCAGGCTGTAGGTATTACTACGATGCCTTGCGTAAAGCACAGAAAGATAAAGATGAGAAGGGAACTTCTGGTAGTCCTGGTATGGATAAACTACTAGATGCATTAGGCAATGGAGAAGATCCTACAAATCACGATTGGGAAATATTTGACGATCTGTCCGAGGCGGAAAGAAAACTTGTAGATAAGCAAACACAGCGTATCCTTAATCAAGCAAAAGAACAAACAGTAAAACGTCAAGGCACAGTACCAGGAGAGATTGATGGGGTAATTATTATCGAGGAGATTGTTCCTCCTAAATTTGATTGGCGGGGATTTATTCGCAGGTTTACTGGAGTAAGCACAAGAGTATTTACTAAGAAGATACGCAGAAAAGAGAATAGAAGATTCTCTGACAACCCAGGTCTTAAGATAAAGATGAAACAGCACATGTTGTTGGCCATCGATACTTCAGGCTCAGTATGCGATGATGAATTAAAAGAGTTTATGAACGAAATTCATCATATCTATAAAACAGGAGTAGATATAACTATTGTGCAATGTGATACAGAAATACGGTCAATTGAGCCTTATCGAGGCAAACATGAGCTACAAGTATCAGGTAGAGGCGGGACTTATTTTGATCCTGTTCTTGATTATTTCAATGAGAACCTTAAGAAGTTTACAAGTCTAGTATACTTCACTGACGGTGAAGCACATGCTAGTATTAAACCTAGAGGAAATGTATTGTGGGTTATATCGGAGAGATCTTCGTTAAACACATCGCTTCCTGGGAAAGTAATTAAGTTAGAATTATAAAAAATTAAAAAATGAATCAAACACAATTAAACGTAGAAGAATTAAAAGATTTCATCAAACATATGGTGACTAATAACCAATTGATCCAAGCACAAGGTAAGGTACCAGTAGCAATCAACATCGAAGGTGATGCTGGTCTCGGTAAAACTTCTGCTATTATGCAATTGGGCCAAGAGTTATCAATGACTACTGTAAAGTTAAATCTATCTCAATTAGAAGAGTTAGGCGACTTAGTCGGTTTCCCAATTAAAGAATTTCAAGTTAAAAACTCTGAAGGTAAAACTTTATGGATTACTGAGCATGAGATTGAAACTGCTAACTCTAAAGGTTATAGAGTAGTAGATAAGAGAATGACTCATGCTGCTCCTGAATGGATTCAGGGTAAAGGCGAAGGTGGTTTCTTAATCTTAGATGACTATACTCGTGCAGATGCTCGTTTTATGCAAGCTACTATGGAGATCTTAGATCGCCAAGAGTATGTATCATGGAAACTTCCTAAGAATTGGCACGTTATCTTGACTACTAATCCTGACAATGGCGATTATAATGTAACTACATTAGACGTTGCTCAGAAAACTCGTTTCATCTCTGTAGAGCTTAAATTCGATGTAAATGTATGGGCTAAATGGGCAGAGCAAGCAGGAATCGATGGTCGTTGTATTAACTTTATGTTGATGCACCCTGAGAGTGTTACTCAACGCATTAATCCACGATCTGTAACTACATTCTTTAATGCTATTAGTTCTATTCCTAAGTTTGAGGATAACTTACCTCTTATTCAAATGATTGGTGAGGGCTCTGTAGGAGCAGACTTTGCAGCATTGTTTGTAATGTTCATCAACAATAAGTTAGACAGAATCATTAGTCCTCTTGACACACTTACAAAAGACGAGACTTATGTATTGACAGCTCTTCGTAATGCAGTTGGTGAAGGAGATGATTTCCGTGGAGATATTTCTAGTGTAATGGCTACTCGTTTGGCTAATTTCTCATTAGTATATTCTAAAACAAATCCTATTACTGATGATATCACTAATCGTTTAATCAAATTGACCACTGACTGTGAGTCATTTACTAATGATTTACGATATTTCTTAGTTAAAGAGATTGTAAACGGGAACAAAAGTAAGTTTGCTAAATTAATGCTCAATCCTGGAGTAGTTAAAATGGCTATTAGTTAACCTTAAATTATTTGATATGCGCATATTATATGTACAGCTCCATCTTAATGGAGATGCTTCTAAAATTATGGGAGTAGATTTAAATTTTAAAACAATTTTTGCGGAGGATTTTGAGCCCCATGTATTAGAAAAAAGTTATACTCCAGGAATGAATGATAAATTATTCTTTCTTCCTGGGGTAAATATCCCAAGAGTTAAATTAAAAAATTTAGCTACTACCTACAATATTAAAACTGTTAGGGATATAACTGATGCTACTCATATTTTTGCAGGTAAAGCTACAAGTGGAAAGATAGGAGAAACTCAGTGGTACTACAAAATTGACACAATTGCTTTAACTAATTTTATGCAGATTGCTAAGGATGATATTGATTCTTATGACTATAGTAAATTACTATTAGCAGCTGCTGATTACGATTTACCTTATATCTACTGTGATTATAACACTAGACGAGTTTTATTAGGGCATGATAATGTTTTACCATGTATAACTGATTTAAAATTTCAGCAAAATCTCCTAAAATTTCAGCATAATGATTCTGTAAGAGTTACTGCTGTCAAAAATGATTATGATGATTTATATAATCATATTTCTCAAAATACTTTGTATAATGAGAGTGGACTGTTGGCACATGTAAATGGTGATGATGCAGTAATTATTGATGAAATAGTATTTGATCAATTGCAAACTATGTTACGAAGTAGCGATGATGATAATGCAACTTTGGCTTTAGAAATTATGGCTAATTGTAATTATTCTGATAGCTTGTTGTATCTAGAAATGTTGTTTAAAGAATGTTCTTATAACATTGCTAATTGCAGTGCTAAAAAACACGTCAACTTTAGATCTTTACTAAGTTATTTAAACAAAGATTACAGATATCTTGATACTAGTCTAGATAATATTGTTCAGTCTTTAATTAACAAAAAAGTATTAACTCAAGATAAACTCGATATATTAATTAACAGATATAACGAAGAGTTAAGTAGACATGGGAGTACTAGATTTTTTAGAGTAAAAACTATGACTATGAGTACAGAAGTATTAGAATTGTTGAACACTAACTACTCTAATCAAATTACGGAAGATTTTGTACCAGCACCAGTAGAGACAGTAGAACAAATAGAATTGGAAGAGGAAGAGACTCCAGCAGTAGTAACAGAACCAATAATAGAGGAATCGAGTGATTTTTCTTGGTTTTAATTTAAGAGGAGGGTTGATATGGTGAGTAGGCTTCAATTAGAGTTTCCAGAATTTATTACGCATATACCACAAAGTAAGAAAGTTTGGGTTAAGATTGGTTATAATAAAATCCATGCATCCGTGCATTTTGCAACAAGAGCAGCCCTAGTGGCTGCTATGCACGGTTACATAGAGAAACATATACCAGAAAATTTAACCATTCAGGGTCCGATAGAGACAAAGCTAATTGTGTATGCGCCAGTGAATTACGGAGCAATGAAAATGATTCAAAACAAGCAGACAGGTAAACGACAAGTAAGTTGGAGACCTGCGCCTGTAGGCTATAAACCAAATTGGGATATAGGCAATTTAGCATTAGTCTGGCTTAAGTGTCTAGACGATGTGATTATTAAGAAAGGGATTCTTCCCGATGACACAGTAGAATTTATTAGAAAAACTTCTTATGAATTTATACCTGTAGCAACGCTTAAAGAGCGCAAATTAGTTTACGAATTAACAACTTTAAATACAAATGGATTATAGAGAAATAAGAGCTCTAAATCAAAGTACCCTGAAGAAAATCCTTACAAGTCCCCAATCTTTTTTACAAGCAGTAAAGAAGATGGAGGCTCGTGAGGCATCTACTGAGGAGCATTTTATTTTAGGGAGTGCTATTGACTTAATGTTGACTAGCACAAGAGAAGAATTCAATAGCAAGTTTGCTATTGTACCAGATGATATGGGAGTTACCGATGCCGTTAAAACTATTCTAGATAATATCTACGAAGAATTAGTGGAAGCACAAATAGAAATAGGCCTATGGGATTCTCAACGAGATATCATCTTAAAGCATGTTAAATTTCAAAACTATCAAGGCAATTGGAAAGACGATACTAGAATAGATGCTATGATTAAAGCAGGTAATCAGTATATGGCAATACGAGAATTGTCGGAAGGTAAATCATTGATTAGCCATACTGATTATGCAAAGGCAACCAATTGCACAATGGCATTACGAGGAGATAAGTTTACTGCTCCTTATTGTGTAAAAAAGGCTGGTAAAAATATCGACATTATCGATAAATTTATTGTGGCTTTTGAGCATAAATTATTAAATTTCAAAGGTGAATTAGATAGAGTTATTATAGATCATAATACTCAAACTATTCAACCAATTGATTTTAAATCAACAGGCAAAACTGTTGGCATGTTTAATAGTGATTTCTGGAAATATAGATATGACTTTCAAGCAGCAGTGTATACTCTAGGCTTAACTAAACATCCTGAAATTAAAGAGCTAATAGACAAAGGATATAAGCTACTTAATTTCTTATATATTGTAGTTGAGACTGAGTTATACAACTCTCCCATGGTATTTGAAGTATATGAAGAAGTTCTTAAAATAGGACTAGAGGGAGGCCAAGTATTTAATCGAGAGTATGAAGGCTTTGAACAAGCTATCTTGCGATATAAATATGCTCACGAAAACAGTGCCTGGGAATATCCCATGGAGTATTATCAATTAAACGGAAAAATGCCTATTATATTATGAGTGATTTAAAATTTACCAAAACTGCAACTTTTTTATTTCCACTATTGGATATACCTAAAAAACTATTTGATTGTAATATCAAAGATGTCTTCGGACGTACTAAGATTAGTAATAGATTTATCAATGCTTTTAGCAGAAATAAATGTATTAATAAGTACAACGAAGAAGAAAAGGATTATGTGTTTATATTAGTGAAAACGTATCAAGATGTAGACTTTGATAGATTTTATACAACTCTTCAAGCATTTCCAAATTATGTAGATGATTATGATAGCAAAGGTTGTTGTATTTTTATCTTTGAAGTTCCAGAAAAACGCCAAAAAGATTTTGATTTAATTAAAAACGGTAAGTATTCAGAAGTAAGTGCTGATGCTAAGAAAGCTATTCTAATGAATAACTTTTTCTCTGGCAAGCCATTTACCCTTCCGTTGATTTTAAACAAAGCAGAGGCCTTAAAAAACAGTTGGGAAGACAGGTTAAGTACACCTGGATCTCCAGCGGAACTAAAAGATCAAGAAGTATGGCCAATTATCGAATCAGAAAATGAAGAATTGAATGATTCTATCATGTCTAAGATTACGACAAAAAGAGAATTATCACCAACAGGGGAGTTTTAAGCTCCCCTTTTTTCATCTACAATCTTTTACAAAGAAGGCGGGAAACCGTACAGGAGAGTGGCTTAGGCTGCTCTCCTTTTTTTATTTATTTAATTTAATCACTATGAGTATTTTAGAAAAAGTAACTAGAAAAACTTTTACTATCAGAGAATCTGGTAGATCTAGTGACTATATAACTCCATCATTCGGCTACGGCTGCTTACTGCAATGTGGCTACTGCTACATGAAGAGGCACAAACCTGAAGGTTTATCTGTAGCAAAGAATATTGGAGATATCCTAACTAGTATTAATAATCATGCATATTTTTATGCAGAGGTAGATAAACCTAATCAAACAGATGATACATATATCACTTACGATTTAGCATGCAATGAGGATTTTGCCTTGCATTCTAAATACTATCCTTGGGAAAAGATATTTGAATTCTTTAGAGATCATCCTGTTGCTAAAGCTACTTTAGCTACTAAGATTATTCCTATTAATTTTTTAAGTTTTAATCCTAAATATAAAGTAAGAATCAGATTTAGTTTGATGCCTCAGAAAATATCTAGTATCTTAGAGCCCAATACTGCAGAAATTATTGATAGAATTAAAGCAATCGATGCCTTTATCGAGGCAGGATACGATGTGCATGTTAATTATTCACCTGTAGTTATTTACGACGGATGGCAAGAAGATTACGAAGAACTATTTATGATGATGGATCAGTATGTAGAATACAAGGAGCTCGTTAAATCCGAGGTTATCTTCCTTACTCATAATGAACAAAAGCATCATTATAATCTAGCTAACGGAATTGCTGGCGAAGAATTACTATGGACTCCAGAGAATCAGGAAGGAAAGATTTCTTCTTACGGCGGCAAAAATGTTAGATATCGTAGAGATCTAAAAAGTAGATACATTCAAGAATTTAAAGAAATGCATGGGAAGATAATTCCTTGGAATACAATACGTTATATTTTTTAAATATGAGCAACACAAAACAATACTGGGTCGATAAGTTAGGAGAGGAGTGGACGATGAGGTTGAGAGATACATTAAAAAGTCCCTATATGGATAAATTAATGAATTTCTTAGCAATGCAGTATGCAATGCAACGTGTACATCCTAATCAGAATAATATTTTTAATACTCTTAAACAAAATCCAATTGAAAAAATCAGAATAATAATTCTGACTAAAGAGCCTGGTATTAACGCTAGTAATTTTCCAATACCTTATGCTGATAACTACATCGACTGTATGCACAATATCTCTTATCACAAGATCTATGATTGCATTGCTAGAGAATATTGTGAAGATACTTCCATATATTTGCAATGCGATCATGATTTTGATCATTGGGAGTTACAAGGAGTTGTTCATTTACACACAAGTTTTACTGTAATGGGGGAAGAGACTGGTAGTCATTTACGACCATGGAATAAATTTATTACTGCAGTTTTACAATCTTTTGTAGAACATGATCCAGGATTAATATTTTTTCTATGGGGCGAGGAAGCTAAATCATTCTCTCCCTTACTTACTAATCAACATGTGTTTACATGGGAATGCCCTAGTGTAGCAGCAAAAGAAGGAAGAGATTGGCATTGTCCTAATTTTAAACAAGCAGATAACTTAATGAAAAAATTATATGGAGAAGGAAGTGATTTTACAATTCAGTGGTAAATGGAGAAAAGGTATTAAAAAAATAAGATTTACTCAAGAAGATATCACAGCAGTAGAGCAAGCAATAATTGATGGAAAACTACTCTCAGAAATTTTAACAGAGAATAAACTAGATAGAGAAACTCTAGATATTATATTTAAAAAACATATTCATCTTAAAGAAAAAGATAGACCAAAAGAATTACCTAAACAGTCTACTTTTATCTTAGGTAAAAAGACTTTATGGGATTTTAAAACAGAGAAGGAAATGTTAGAAGAAGAGCCTTATACATGGGAAAGTTTATCACAGGTAGAAATAGATTTTTATTTAAATTATAAATTCTAAAACTATGACACCAAAAGAAAAAGCAATAGAACTAGTTGATAAATACTATATTATTTGTCAAGAATTTACCGAAGAAATACAATGTAGTATACAAGCTAAACAATGTGCATTGATTGCAGTTCACGAAATAATATCTTTAGTTGGAAGATATAATAATTGTTGGTATGAAGTTAAAGAAGAAATCTATAAATTATGAAAGAATGCTTTAAATGTAAAAGGATGCTATCATTAGATAACTTTACTGAAAACAAAAGACATTACACATTGAAGACAGACCTTGGAAAAAACAGGGTCTGTAAGATATGTACGTTTGAGTCAGCTGTAAAGAAAAAATCTATGGTACAATATAATTTTGAGGAAAGTAAGTTTGGTATTATTAAATTTGATACTATAGGAGAAGTCGGTGAGTATTTCACTAAACACAATATGATATAAAAATAAATTAAATAGATTTGTTATATGAAAGAAAAAGAAACAAAAGATATCTTCAAAATGATTGAAGATTGGAGCAAGACTTTTAATTTGCCTATTAGAGAAATAGAAAGTTTTCCTGAAGAGTATAGAACTAAATTATGTTTAGATCTAATTGATGAAGAGTTTATGGAACTTGTACAAGCAGTAGACCATAAAGATATTAAAGATACCAAAGATGCTCTTGGAGATCTTTTGTGGGTAACTGTAAGGGCAATGATGGAGTTTGGAGTTGATCCTGTAAGTACTATTGAAGCAATTTACGAATCTAACATGTCAAAAGCTGATAGCAGTGAAGAAGATGGTAAGATTACAAAAGAGAAATATAAAGAGCTAGGCATAGATACTTTTCAGAAAGTTAACAATGGAATGGTGATAACTTATAATGCAGAAACGCATAAAGTTTTAAAAAGTCATAAATTTAAGTTTCCAAATCTATAGCTGTGTACAAAATCTATCAATACCGTAAGCCATTTGCTCTTAAATATGTTATCAAGAAACGTGTTGGGCTATTTAAGTGGAGATGGGTACGTGATTTAGATGGAGGAATTACTATGTACGGCACTAGAAAAGGTGCACAAACTTATATTAATCAAATGAACAAGTTACACAATGAAAGTAGGAGATCGTGTAGTTTGTATAAATGCTTCTATAAAACCAGGTAAACTGGCATACGTTGGATATGCTTATCCTAATTGGATAGAAGAAGGAAGCGTTTATACTATTAGAGCTATTTTACCAAATGATGATATAGTACCAGGGATATTACTAAAAGAAATTAGAAACCCTCTTACTTATATCCACATATTGGGCCGAGAACAAGAACCAGCGTTTGGTACATTTAGGTTTAAGCCTTTAGACCTTACTGCTGATGAAGCAACAGAAAAAGAAGTAGAAACAATAGGACTCGAAGAATTGTTAGGAGTCTAAAAATTTAAAAATTATGGAAATAGCCCACTTTGATGAAATTCTAGAAGAAAGACTTAGAAAAATTAGAATATCTTTATTAATTAAAGGTAAAGAATACCGAAGAAATAACGACCCATTACATAATTTTAATAGAGGCGCTAAATTATCTGGCCAATCTAGAGAAAAAGTACTTTGGGGATTTGCTCTTAAGCACCAAATATCTTTTTTAGATATGATCGATGATATCGAAGCAGGAAAGTTTCCAAATGTAGAAACTGTAGATGAGAAAATAGGAGATTTAATTAATTATTTGATCCTATGTGAGGCAAGTATCAAAGACAAAATCAAAGAGAATTATGGAAACCCAATCTAAACCTTCAGAAGAATCAATTACTTACATTATTATGCTAGCAGCATTTCAAGTAGTACTTAATTGCCAGTTAGAACTTGAAGGGACAGTATACGATCAAGGAAAGATTAAGCAAAAAGTAAGAGAAGCTATTAACATGATGAATCTTAAAAATACCCATAATCACAAGGCTATTTGGAAAGTTGATCCTGAAAAAGCAGCTGATATGATGTATGCTATCGAGCTGATTGGTAAACAAATTGCACAAGGAGACGGAACTTCTCTATCTGCGATAACTCTACTTACAAGAAAAGGCTTTAACTTAGCAACTTGTAAAATTGTAGAATTATCAGAAGATGAAATCAAAAATTTGGAAACGAATTAAGCAATTATTTTGCTTGCATGCTAAAACTTGGAAAGTAACTATTAAAGGAGGCAATCTAGAATATAGATGTGGTTCTTGCGGTCAACTTATTAGAGTTGAAAAGTATTAAAAAGCCTATATATGTATAAAATATAGGCTTTTTTTATACCTGAAAGGGTACTAATGTAAAGCAAATCGAATTATTTATACCCGATAAGGTGTAAAATACTTAATGTAAGAGAAATTCGGTTAATTATAAGGCTATAAGCTGAAAAATACTTAATGTTTTTAAGGCTATAGGCTGATAAATTGCTAAAAACAATGCGCATAAACGGCATTAAACCGATTACGTCCAGTTTATGCGACAAAAAACTGGACAAATTTGTCACAATAATGTCGCAAGTATCTACTATATATGCGACACACCTATATACTAAAAGTACCATAGGTGCTATTGATAAGAATGATTATTTAGCGAAGGGGTATGCTCTATTTATCAAATACTGTTTCACCCATACGATATAATCTAATACCTTGAGCAGTTAATGGTACTAATTCGCCTGTATGTATTAATGCTTTGCTTCTATCTTTAAATGGTCCAGATTCAAATACATCGTCTTCTTCTTTATCATTAAAGTATCTAAAAATATCACTAGTTACCGTAGATATGTCTTGTACTAAACCTGCCATAGGTACAGCAGTTTTAGTTAATTTTTCAGCTTCTAATGGATTTGTGTAGAATCCGATATCTGTACGTAGACGAATAGTTTGATTAAGTAAGAAGTTTGCTGTCATATCGTCCTCATCGTCATCATCAGCCATAGCTTTAAATAAGAGAGCTAATCCCATAAGACCTAACATAATATGGAGTTCCATCATGTTTTTACGCATATTAGCAGCATCTACTTTGCTAAATTTATCTCCATAAGTAGTCTTCATAAACATAAGTTTACGAGCTAATTGTTTCAATGAATACAACGTATCTTGTAGAGCGCTATCTTGCGTCTGCATACCAAAAAATTTACCGCCCAGATATCCAACACCTGCACCAATTGCAGTACCAATACCTGGTAATACAGCTGTTCCTATAGCAGCACCTGTTGTAGTAAGTTGCCCTTTAGTATAACTTCGATAACGACCTTTACGTACATAAGCTTCTTCTAATCCGTAACTTAATAAATGATCAGTTTTTTCACTTTCAAATCTAGTAGCAAAACCTTCAAACATCCAAGTTCTAAATTGTGTTAAAGCACGACCTGCAAAAGTCTCTTTTACCATCAACTTATTGTTATAGTCACCGTGATTCATCTCATTTATACGACGAATCTTTTGGATAATTGCAGTAATATCTTCCTTAGTAGTATACCCTTCTTTTAATTTTGCATCAGCTCCAAATGCATCCCATAAAGTAACTTCGTCTCCATTGGGGGCAGTAGCTTTGTATTCCATTAATACAGCAATCATTAAAGGCGCCTGATTGACGTACTCAGAACGTTGTTGTAATGTATAGGCACCGAATCTTTTAAGCTTAGAAAAGCTAGATTTTTGGCTATTATCATACATCTCATTTGCTGAGGTTTGTAGGATATCCCAATCATCCATTAAACTTCTAATTTTAGTAGCTGTACCATTAGGGTCATTGAATAGTACATCGGCACTTAGATTTCTTCCAATAGAATTCATTGTAAGTATGTAGGCCCTGTTAAGATTTTCTACTGTATATAACCTACCATCAAGTGCTTCAATGTAGTTAGAAATAGTACCAAAACCAATGTTAGAGAATGCAGATGCTAAATTCCACCCTAATCCTTTTAGAGTCATTAACTTTAATACAGCATCACCAGTACCACTGGCTGTACGAAACCCTCCTAGGTTATCAATCTGTGCTTGTAAAAATGCTTTAGAATCTGGATCCTCTTCATTAGCCAATAATGCTTCTAGTTCTTTCTTACGTGTTTCTTCAGCTTTAGTATATATTTTTTGATTAGTTACACCTTCTACCTTTCTTGATCCAATGCCATAGAAAGTAGAATCTAAGAAATAATCTAATGCTTTTTTGTAACTTGTTAGGCCATCTTCCGTAAGCTCTTCTCCATTAGCTTTATTTTGTGGTTGCCCAGCTTTGTTGGTTACTAATTCTTTACGTGATTTAAATGCTTGCTCGGCCAACTTAATCTGTGGCTCGATTATAGATTTATGTTTATGTGCAAGAACAGTAAGTGAGTAAGCTTTTAGTATCTTGCTTACATCCCAAGATTTCTCTTTTGACAAGATATCTAAGGCCTCTTCTCTGAACTTTTTACGTTCTTCTGCGCCTGCAGTTTTACCAGTCTCTTGTTTGTACTTAATAGACATCTCTTTTACTAACTCTTTTGCTTGAGCATTAGTATCTACAATATGTTGTACTTGTAAAGATTTTTCAATATCACCTGTTAGAGGGTCTACATCTGAGTAAACTGTTTTAGCAAAGTCAGTTGTAGTCTGAAGCTGTTTTAATTTATCCCAGAAAGGAGTAACTCCCATCATTAAGCCTTTTTCATTAAAGATATCCATCATTGTTCTTTCCATTGTAGGAAGAACTCCAATACCCATTAGCTTTTGTTTGCTTGGAGGTAGGATATATTTTAACTGATTAAGAGTTCTAAGTACGTAATCATGGTAAGCTTTTAGATCATCATCTGCTTCAATCTTAGCATAATTCTTATCATACCATTTAGTAGCTTGACCGTCTACAGTTCTACGTGGAACTTGCACTACGTAATTACGCATTCCTTGAGGAGCATAAAAAGTATTGTCATCCTTAACGCGCATAGAAGGATTTTCCTTCATATCAATTGCCCAATATGGAGAGTTCTCTCTTAACCACATTGAGAACTGTGAATCTTTTTCGGCTTTATTCCAATTAGGATTTACTTGAATCTTACCGTAAACTCCCTCACGTTCTTTTTGGAATTTCTCTATTTTTCTTTTAGCTCTATCTAAGAACTCTTCGTAACCTTTTTCTCCTAATTGAGCTTTTAATTCTTGAGTGTGTTTAGCTTTTTCAGAATCACTAAACTTAACTCTAGTATATAAGAACTCTTCAGGAACTGCTGTATCTTCAGGAAGACTATCTTCAAAAAGGATACGAGGGTCAAAAGAAATAGTGTTTTTAGTGAGCCACTCGAAGTATTGTCTAATTAAAGCAGGATCAGATTTAATGTTTCCTGTCTTAGTATTACGTCTGTTAAACGCAATCTCCATCAAATTGTTTCGTGTATCATAAAATTCAGGAGAAAATCTGTGTACTAATCTACCTGTCTCATTACCAGACTCAGTAATTTGTTTTAGGATATTATATCCATTAGGAGATTTTGCTAAGAATTTTTTAGTTAACTCGTCCAAAGATTTCCAAATCTCATTAGCTTCTCTTTGCGCATTAATACCTGCTTGTTCAACTGAAGAGAATACAGCTTGTAACATTGGGTCTCCTAATCGTCCTAAATTAAGAGTCATAGAAGCTACTTTATTAACATCTTTTAAATGTTTAAAAATCTCTTCTTTATTTAGAGTACCTGAAGTATATTGTTGAGTAAATTTAGTTACATTGTCTGCTCTAATAGCAGTCATATGTCTTCTTAAATCTTCTGCTTTAGCTGCTACTAATCTAAATTGTTCCCTAATAGCAGGAGTATCAAACTCGTATTCGTCTAAGAAAATATGTTCAGTAGGATCAGTAGAAAAATCTCCTGCTCTTGTCCATAAATTTAATATCTTTTCTGCGTAATATACATCATCTGCACTGATAGCAGGATTACGAAGTAAATTGCCTACTTCAGCTAACTGTGTATTAGCAAACATTAAAACATTCTCAAAGTTCTCAATGTTTTGAGATGTAATAATACGTCCTTCTGCAATATCAATTAGTTCTTTTAGACCTGAAATATTTGCAAGAATTTTAATCTCTTCGTTTACATCAGTAGTTTTTGCTAAAGCATCTTTTTGCTTTCTGACTTCTGTGTATAATTTACGAAGTCTACGTTGTTCTGCTTCCGTAATTGGTTCAGCAGCAGTTGCAATTAAATCGTCACTTTCAAATAAATTTAATTGTTCTGAGCCCTTAGATTGGGAAGGATAAACTTCTTTAAAAGATTGAGTGCTTAAATTTTCTACATACAAAGGCTCTTTACGAGCTTCCATTCTTTGACGTTGTTTTTCAACGTTAACTGGAAGGTAGTTGTATTTTAATTCTAAATTAAAAGTATTGCCCCAAGCTTTAGTTGCCTTAAAACTATGAGAAGTACCGTGTTTAGCATTGTAATTACGTAGTCTTGCCGATAAACCTGCATAGTTCTCTACTTGTGGTTTAAATTTTAATTCCTTTTTAATTTCGCTAATAGGCCTAACATCAGGCATCTGAAAATTATTAGCTACAAAAGCAAGATTAGCTAAGGTATCTCCTGTTTGAGATACTAACATTTTCCATTCTTTGGAATTTTTATTGGGACAAGCTAGTGACATAATCTTTATTTACCACAAAGTAACAAATACTTTTCGTATAATTCTTTATTAAT